GAGAAAGAAGGTCCTTCTCTTATCTCAAATGTAGTGCAGATGATTATACTTTTTTGGAGTTTAGCAGTAATTTCTTTTGCGTATTTCGGAAATTCAACCAGACAAATTGATACAACTTTTGCTGCTGGACTTTTGGCATCAGTAATGCAAAATATGGGATTGCAGGTCAAAAACAATAGTAATGGCAAGAAACGGCCTAATAATGTAACATCAGGTAAAGATCCTACGGCAAAATGAAAAAATTTCTATCACTTCTGTTAGTTGCAGGTATTCCAGCAGCATACGCAGATTTGAATCATTCAATAATGTCCACTGTAAAATTAGAGGCATTATCAGCAGCTACTTCAGCAGATAAGGTTGGTTCAAGTTATTCAGTGTCAGGTAGTGGTGTAGCTACAGTTAATAGTGATGGTGACTCAACTATCGGTGGATTTGGTACGGTAACTAATGGCGTTCCAGCTTTAACTACAGTCACAGCTTCACAAAGCACTTCTGGTGATGCTTTCTCGTTTTCTCAAAGTTACCTTGAAGGAGATGCCACACCAACAACAGCAGCAACAGTAGGTGAAGTTCCAAACTTCTCTGATATAACTTCTTCGGCAGCAGCAAGTGTAGGTACAGCAAGCATAACTTTGGATAACCATACAATAGGTTTAGATGCTGGTACAGGAACTGGCATAACTTTGACTGGACAATTTGTTACCGACTTGACTCTTGACTGATGTGGAGGACATTACCGTTTGTTTTATTTATATCTAGCCCTATCTACGCTGTGCCTGTTGTTCCTAACTTCACTCAGGGTAGCTCCACAAGCCGAACAGAAACTACCACAAATATTACAGAGACTATACGAACAACAAACTATAATTCTGGGTACACATATTCAGTTACAGGATCAGGTGTCAGTCACGATGGATCAACTATTTCAGCACCAAACGCAACTGTTACTGAAACTGTAAACGGCACAACATATACATGGACAGGATTAGATTTAGGCGAAAAACCAAACTGGACTCTAACAAATCAAGGGGACGCTTTTCAATTCACAGAAGTTTATACCCCTGCTGGTCTGCAATCAGTTTCAGACGTAACTCGCACGATCCAGTCAGAAAGCGTAACAGATACAACTACAATATTCTCACAATAATAGGATTATTATTTGGGAGTCCAGCGTTTGCTAATACCTCAAATACTGCGGCTCCCTCTGCTTCGGCTAGTGGGTCGGTTTCTAATTTTGCAACGCAGGTTTTACAAGGAAATACAATAGAAAATCATTATGGAAACGGTATAAGATGTCAAGGTCCACAAATGTCATTCAGCCCCTTTGTCACCACTTCGTTTAATCAAAAGCGACCATTTGATTACACCTATTTAACACCAGTGTACGACAACACAACTGATGATGATGGAAACTTAGTCAATGCTGGTGATATTTTGTATTATCAAGAAAACTATAGTGGTAACAAGGATTCTTTAGGAATAAATGTAGGGGCAGCACTTACTTTTACCTTTCCGTTAGACCAACGATTTCAAAATGCTTGCTTGAAAAGTGCTACGACTCAAGAAAAAATACAAGCACAAATATTATCTAAGGAAAGGTTAAATTACGAATTGGCGAGATTAAAAAATTGTGGTGAGTTGAAAATTAAGGGAATCGAGTATGCAAGTAACAGTATTTACCATAAATTATGTGAAGATGTAATAGTTAAACCAGTCAAGAATCAAGTATTACCGCACACTCATAATCTTAAGAAGTAGTATTTTTTTTCTTTGTCAATTTTTTTATTACGTTTTTAACAACTGGTTTTACTAAATTAAGAATGATCGGAGCAGAACAGCCAACCAGAGCAAGACTAAAAACCCCAGTAAACTGCTTAAAACTTGGAATGTACTGCGAGATGAAAGGGACCGATTCATACAAGGTTATGCAATCTATCCCATTTTTACCACGCTCATAACCAGAAATCCGTTCTAATTTTTTATCGTTAACAAATGACCCTATTCTCAAAGCCTTTTTGTCAGGGCAGGGTGGTATTTCTATTTCTTCTTCTTTTTTCTTTTCTGGAATCTTTGCCTGTTGCTGCGGAGGTTGCTCTTGTTTTTGCTCTTGTTGCTTTGCTGGTGCGGTGTATTCAAAGTTTGCAGGGTTATATTCAAGAGGTTCAAAACTAGGAATACTAAAAGTACCACAAGCTTGATATGTCCCTAGTTCATCTTCATTTATAAGTCCTGTAAGATTATTTCTATGAGCATCGACACAAGCTGGTATATCAACAACTGGTTTATAAATTATATCTAATATTGGTCGTTGTATTTCCCAAGACCTAATTCTTGGAACATGAATCTCTTTGATTTCAATCTTTGGTATCTTCGTCATTTATTTCTCCAATAGAAATAGACCAACCATCTTCTCCAAACTTTCCAACTTCTCTTATCTTAGGTTCTTTTTTCTTTTCAAAACTACCATGATACTTTTTTATCTCACTATCTAATTCAAATTGTAATTTTTTTACTCTTAACCAATGCACAAGTTTATCAATATAATATTTAATTAGTTTTTTAAAAAAACCAAATATCATTTATTGTTCCCACTTACCTTTTGTTTCCCATTCTATATACTTCTTATTTCTTTGCTCTATATAATCCCAAAACCATTTATTTGGATCGTTTGCATCCGCTACAGGTCTTGGTTTTAATTTTTGTACTTGTCTTTCAAACTCGTTTTCAATAATCCAATCCATATCTTTAAGAACTTGACCTCTTAACTGCACTTCAAAAGCAGGACTTTTCATATATAAAAAAACAATTAATCCTGATCCAAATGTAATTCCTGATGTTATCAATGCTAAAACAGCTATGAAACGTGTTCTTATACGACTAGGTAAACGTTGTAATTCAGTCATAAAGGCAACATAGGGCCAGTTACTTTAGGCATTTTCTTTTCTATTTTATTATCTAATATTTTACTTACGCCCTTCATAACTTTCTCCATCATTAATGCCTCAAAATTTGGACTTGTTATGTAACGATAACCTGCATATCCAGCAGCAATAGTTGTGACGCTAATGATAAAAGATAAAATAGATAAAACAGATGAGATTTTATTAAGCATGGTAAAATTTGCGATACTTAAAGCACTTTCATTTACAAGTGTGCTTGTGTTACTGCTTATTGTAGCCCTGTCACCTCTCTACGTCACTATGGGTTTGATGACTAGGCAAATGACAGAAAAATCTAGGTAGCAATCAATCCAAAAGTTCTTAATATTCCTAAAGCACTTTCAAGTTTAGATTCAAGCTCTACACAAAATTCTAATAATTCTGCATTGGTAGCACTAGCAGCGTTAGCAACAGTAATAGATCCATTTGCAGTTGGAAGCGTACCAGAACTTGCAGTCGTTGTTATATTGGCAATCGCACTTTGCTGTACAACAGGTGTTGAATTAAAAAATGCTAACTTTTGAGTTGTGGATGTACCTATTTTTGTGCCTGTAGTTGTATTAAAAACTAAGTTAACAGCATCACCCAAAGTAATTGCATCTGGACCTACAGAAATTTGTGTAGTTAGTGAACCAGCGTCCATAACTTGTAAATTAATTTGCCCATCTTCAGTATCGTCACTTGCGTCTATAATTACTGCTTCAATAGCGGCATACTCAACACCTGCTGGAACAGTATCACTTTCATTAGCTCCGTCATTTTTACCTTGAAAAGTAATTGTAGATAAAACATCATTATCCTGACCGGCACCAGCATCACCTCTGTTGTGAATAAACACCAAATCAGCACTACTTCCAGAAGAATCAAGATTACTTTCTATACAAAAAGCTGCTGTAGCATCATCAGAAAAAAGATGTAATGGAAATGTTGGGTCGGCTTCATGTACTCCTACAAATTCGCTTTTTAATCTTATTCTTGAAGCTAAAGTACCGGCAGCGGTTGACATTAAATCCAAAATACCATCTTCAGATGTATTGCTGGCATCTGCTATTTGTGCAGCGATTGTCGCATATTCAACAGCATCCCCGTTATCATCTTGACCTCTAAATACCAAGTTACCTAAATTATCATTATCTGCTGGTGAAGCTGAATTTCTAAATAAGACAAGATCGGGTGCTGTATCTGCGCCAGTGTCGGTGTTCTCGATGATAACTTGATCTACGGTGTCTGTGCTGAATAAATGTAATTGTGCAGCGGCAGTACCAGAACCAAGTTTTAAACCGGCAGAAGCAAACGAAGCTATCTGTACTTGATTACAAGAAACACCAATTTCATCATCAGTTACCCTAAAAAAGCCAGATGTACCTGTATCACCTATAAAACCAACACTAGGGGCAGAGGCAGTGCCATTAGGAATACCTCTAAGTATTGTTGTTAATTGTATTTTTTTATTTTTATCAGCATTAGCAGATTCACTTACATCAATTACAGGAAAAACATCAGTTGCGACTATTGCGGTTAACTCATTTAGTGCAGTGATTTTTCTGTTCGCCATTTACTTTTCAGAAGCTGTTTCTATCTTAGCTTCTTGTTTATCTTTTAATTCT